ATTAGGATTATTCTCGCGAGCAGTCGTGATCTTTTCAGTCCATGTATTGTTCAAATTGGACTGATATTGATGCATTTGATAATTCCTGTCGTCAACCTGCTTTTTATTCTGTCGCTCCTCATCCCTCACATCGGAGACAAAAGCTGCCATTGCCAGTGAGTAATCCTCATAGGCGGAGAACTGGTCAACGGTAGGAACTCCAGGCATGGCCTTGTATCTAGACCACTCACTTCCATGAGGAGCAGGGGCAGGAGCAGGAGCCTCCGGTTGAGACATCTCAGCGATTCGGGCTTCTGCGGCTTCCGCACGTCGCTCTGCTACCCGTTGCTTATTAACAGCAGAGGAAACTGCCTTGGATGCGCTATCGCTACGGCTACGTTTCTTCTCTGGAGGCTTCTCCTCGGAAAGCGTGACTGGAACTTCAGCTACGGGATCAGTAGACGCAACTGGGTCATCCTCGAAAGCCGCCTGAATCTGCTCAGGGGTTTCATGGTTGCTATCAATAGTGATGTCGCCGTCTGTAACCTGTCCTGCCTCAGTATCCATAGGCCTCTCAAAAGGGGGGACAACGAAAAAAAGGACGAGTCTCGTAGCCTGAAGGCCAGATAACACGTCCCCTTACCGCGTGTCCCCTTGTCGATTTCACCCCGCTGGGGAGCGGTTGTCGGTGCGGTAATTAATCACACCCAAGTGAAAACGTCAGTCAGTTAATTGATATGTATTATCACATATTAAATAGATATAGCAACGACTTGCTACAGTTCTGGATATTTCTTCTTTACGGCTCGTCTAATCCCAGCAGGACGAGGTGCGTTGTGTGCTAAGGCAAGCGCCGCAACGGCACGTTTTCTAGTATTGATAGGATAGCTTCCCTTGGGTGCGCCACCGGCTGGTCCAGCGAAGGACTTCACGTTAGGGTACTTTCCTGCATTGGAGCCGCCCGGCTTCTTCCGATCCTTCAAGAGATCGCCTAATGTATGCATTTTAGTGCCATCCATGCTCAATCATCAATACTGTAGTGCCCTGAGATTTCTCCCCTGTTCATCACTCAACCGTTTGCTATGACTCAAACTGTCTTGCAATGTCGAGAATATCCCTAGATGTTTCCCTGTTTTCCTGTAACGTTTCCGTGCTTCTTGCTCTGTATGTTTCCTGGATATTCCAGGTATTTCGTCTGAATAAATAGTAGGTATAATCACCCATGGAGCGTCTTCGTCTGGACTTTCTTCTCCGTAATCGCCCACTTGGTGAGTTGAGCTTAATATTGTTCCCTCTAGATCTTCACCTTGTTCACCCTGGAATCTCACCGCTGGCCTTGTCCCTAGATCGTCAATGTTTCCAGGAGTAATTAATCCAGGAGGAGATTCAGGACCGAAACCTTTACGCCACGGCCCTTTCGGAGGTCTATAGTCTTGAGTAAGTTCCCCAGTAAACATGTCCCGTAGAGTGCCTGATCCTGGCATTACAATGTCCCGTCATCTATGTCAGTTATCGGAATAGGGGTTGGCACTGGTGGGTCCGGTTGCATATCTAATTCCGGTGTAATGACCTCCAATACCGATATGTCCTGCTGGGGGACATCTTGCGATTGCAACGCACGTAAGGCATCTCGCTCGATTGCATCCTGCCCCTGCCTATGTGTCATGTCAGCTTTATCTTGCTCGTCTGAAGTCTTCTGTGCAGCCATTTGCTGTAAGTGATGCTGCTTTGATTCTTGCTGTGTCGCGTCAAACTCATGGGCGCTTCCCGTTCCGACCCTATCGATTTCAGCCGCAAAGATAGCACCAGCTTCGTGCGCTCGTATCTTCATGGCCGTGACTGCGAGTTGTGTCTCATTACGCATACGCTCGATTTCAACCTTGGAGTCCTGGTCACCCTTCGACTGAGCGGCCTGCATCTCTAGCTTCTGTCGGTCTACATCTACGTCCCAGGTCTTCTCTTCCAAAGCCTTAGTTAATTGCTCAATCATACGGCCAGATTCCTCAAGCTGCTGCTTCATCTGCTCTGGATCTGGCTCCCCATCACTGGCCTGTAGCGGAGCAGGTAAGAGTTTCTTCACACGCTCTGCCGCCTCCAAGTGACCTGGAAAATCCCTAAACTTCAGGTAAATGTCTCCGAGTATGGGGAAGAGTGACGGATTAGCCTGGAAGAGTTGACCCATCTCGTCAGCGCCTTCGTCTCGCCTGCTCTTATAGCTTCGTCCAATACTGACGGTGACACCATATCGACCCTTATTAAGGTCAAAGTTCTGGGTAGGTTGTGACGAAGAGGACTTAGGGGGAGGAGGACCGCCCATAAGGGTTGGACCGCCTGGGCCTGGCATCAAGTGCGGCCCTTCAGGCATTGGCCCTTGTCCGTCGTAAAGCGGTGCCATTCCACCGGGAGGGGACATAGGTGGTGGAGGCGCACCAAGTCCTGCCATCTGCGGAGGAGGCCCAGCCATACCCGGCATCATAGGCGGTCCACTTGGCGTCTGCACGGATTGTGGACGCTTGGTTTTGGGATTCATCGTGAACGGCTGATTCAGCATAACCGTCTTGATTTCATCTTCTTTATCGAGAATCCTAGCAATGCGACCTGGTCGGTCATAGATATGAGGTATGAGGTCCAACACCACCTTCGCTTCATAGGTCATGCTGATCTCAGCCAGGTTGTCAATGAAATGGCTCGATCCAGACTCGTGCTGATTCTGTAGTGCGAGGATAGCCTTGCCGGACTTCGCACTAGTCGTTTGTTGACCTAAAGCGCTCTCATATGCACCCGTACCTTGGTGAATAAACTCTCGCGCTTGCTGTAAGAGCAACATGCTTGGCCCCAGACGAGAAGTATCAATCTGAGTTCGCTGTGGCGGAGGGGCAGGCGATCCATTGAGGGACACATTACGGTAGCGCAGATAGGGGAAGTTTCGCACATTGGCAAGCTGCCATTCCTGCTCATGCCCTTCCTCTTGTCCCTCTACCATCGTGTAAGGAGCCTTGCTTTCCAGACTTGCCATCTCCACTGCGCTACTTGCAGAGTAATTCAGTAGACGGACAGCATCCTTATTCGGCTCAATCATCCCGACCCAACGACGTTCGTCCCCAAAAGGAATCAACTCACGCCCAACAACAGGGATAATCGGTATATATCGACCATCCATCTGCTGTTTCGGCTCTAGCTCCTCAATCGCGTTTATCGTGCTCCAATGAAGAATCGGGAGTCGCTCTGATCGGCTGCGAGCCTCCTCTCCAGTCCGTACGGTGCGTCCTTCAGGGATATCGCCTTCCTCCGCGTCCGTTCCATCGTCAAGTAGGACTCTCGTGCTGGACTCGTATTCCATGCGGTAGTATTCAGCGACTCGCACGGCCCTTCCAGCGCCTTCTCCACCCGAAATCCATTCTGGCGTCGTTATTCCGACAGCATCAAGGTCGTCTTCCGAGTAATTCGCCATCTTGCTATTGGGATAGCGCCTTTTGTATGTATCCCAGGGCATGTCATTGACAAGGAAGGCCCACTCTCCGTCTGACCCATCTGGTTCTTGTGAGAATGGGTCCAGCACAACACTCGCTTGCTGTAGGATGCGCTTGATCATAATCCGCTGATCGAAGCTGTCATCGCTGTCTGGGTCACTTTCCGTCATCACCCGGTAATACCCTCTACCGGCCTTGACTGCTCGCTCAAATGCCCAGCTTCTAGCAAGTGACGCTCGACTCTCTACTTCGATCCTCCGGTATAACCCTTGGATTACCTCCGCCGTGTCTTCTTCGGCATCGTCAGATAATGGATGGATGCTGACTCCTAGATGGGCGGACTTTTCCGAATTCAGTACTAGCTGTATAGGCTGATCCAGGCTGGGGATCGAGAGCATCGGTCGTTGAGGAATCGCTACCCCGCCAATAATCTGCGGTTTCCTCTGATCCTTGACCTCGTCCGGCCAACATAGGTCAGGCACTTGGAAGCGTAGCGCATCTATTTCTCTATTCCGTTGCTCGACATTTGCATCGGCCCCTAGTTTGAATCTGTCGAGTGCCTGCGCTAGATCAGTGGTCATGAGGACATCCAGTCAGTAATACCCATACTTCTCGCATGTGAGCCAGGGATGTATTCGCGGGGTGGCGTTTTCATCGTCGATCTCCCACTCATGACGAGATACCTCGTCGCATCCATTAAATGGTCGGCTACTTTCACGATTTTACCTTGTTCATCTCTATGATACTTGCGAAACTCGCTTCGCCAATTGGTCAAGTGTTCCTGGACGACAAGTCTTCCCGATACCAATAGGTTCCATGTCTCTGTCAGTCCAGACTCGACCGCATTGATCGCTGGTTCTAAATGTAGCCCCAATCTTCCATAGATATCAATCAGCGCCCGACCATCCACTTGACTGCTTCCGGCACTTGCAGGGTCAATGACTCCGTGAATCCACGCACCTCTCGCCTTAATCGCTTCAGCATGGCTTGCGGGTTCCCCTTGACCACGGTAATGCTCATCATAAAGCACAATGCGACCAGAGGCTGGGTCTTTCGCGCCCCAAATGACGGCCGTTCTGTTCCACCCGACATCAAGCGCATACACGCGGGGCCAGCTTGCCGGTACCTCAGCAGTCGGCGTAAGAATCTCCCGCTCAGCAATAGGATAAATCGCGCCTGACCCGAGTGACGGTTCGCCTTCTGTCCGTGCCGCAATCTGGTACGGAGGCGTCGTCGCCATCAAAGCCCGTTGCTCCTCTGGGTCGAGGTGTGGAATATCCTTCCATCCAGCCTGGACAAACGTCTTGAATTCAGCGGATTCCGGCGTCTCAGGTTCTAGGAAGCCTTTGACGACTTGGCTCATACCCTGCAATGGCGTAAAGGTCACCATGACAATGCCCTTCGTTGTTACTGTCCGGTAGAGCATCTCCGTATAGCAGTCGGCCGGGGGTTCCTCATCGCACCAAATGACATGCTTTGATGTCCCCTCAAACGATTGTCGACCCTGCTCATACGACTTTAGCCCAATGAGGCTCACCCCTCCCGTCACATGTCTGACATGAGCGCCTTCCAAGGCTCCCGCCAGTCCTCGTGCAGTAATCGTCTTGACAATTAAATGAGCAGGCACCATCCCCGTTCCAGGATTATGCACACTGCCCAGTAGTTTAGCCTGGACAATGTCCCGCGTCGTCTGGCTATTGGTCCCGACCGCCCAGCATTCTACCGGCTCCGTGAATCGTCGACCTTGCCACCAATGAGGATAGAGGCCCGTTAAATGGCAGGTGACTTCATACGCACCCGCCTCGGACTTCCCAATCCGGTTCCCCGCCATGAAGAGCCGTTCCTTGGTGTGTCCCGCCGCGAAGAAATCCAGGTGCTTCAGATATCCCGATCTCGCCAGTGGGCCGTCATCCGCAAAGAACGTGTTAAATCGGCTCCCTGATCGTCTTTTCGCTTCTGCCGTGAGCGCGTCCAGGGATAATCGCTCGTCAATGGTCAATGAGGACATTATATTAGAGTACTACCGAGGACCGTTCTCGCCTGTTCTCGCCTGTTCTCGCATTGATTCTCGCCTGTTCTCGCATTGATTCTCGCATGGTACAGCAGGACATAGCAGGATTGTCCAGGACATTGTCCCGCTCTCCTATGCGACGGCCATCCTCGCCACCATATACAGCCATATCGCAACTCTCCATAGCAGCGTTCCCAAGGTCCAGGCCAGTGTCGCCATTGTCACGAACAGCCATGAACCCGGATACGCCTCCCCCTGACCACCTTCCCAGGACGATATCACTGGGCTTTCTCCTGTAGCTTGTCCAACAAGACCGAAAGTCCTGACGCGAGTTCCTCATCGCTCAATTCCGTTGGAGCCTGGGACACATCTAACTCCAAACTCTGTCTCGACTGACCAAACATGCGGTCCATGACTTCTTTCAGGATAGGGGCCGATGGAGCTACTGCCGTTAATCTGTAGCACTCCTCACCCGCATTCAATCGCTCAGTCATGACCTTCGGATCTGTCACTGTCTGCCAGCGTCCCTGCGGATCACGCGCCTGCATGTGGGTCACGCCTTGGGCTGCTGCTAACTGGGCCGCGACCAATGCCGGGAACTGTCTCCCCACTTCCGCTTTCCACAAGGAGAGCAATGCCATCTTCTCACTCGTGTTGTACGGGACTTTCGCACCATTCGCCACGGTTGTGCCCTTTGGCCTGCCAGCCCCCTCACGGTGCCCTCCACGGCCATCCACGCGGGGAACCATAGTAAGGGGTGGCTCGTCCTTTATTATCATGCTACCGACTCTACCATAAGGCCAGTGCTCCATTCGGTTAAAAATACTGACATTGCGTGACGGGGTGTATAGGAGTGTATGTGGATCTCGAAGTGCTTTCGTGTTTTATTTTGGATTTTGAGAATTCGAATGAGGGGAAACGGTCGGTCTGGAGCTGGTCGGTCCGGTGCTGGTCGGTCTGGAGCTGGTCGGTCGGGAGCTGGTCGGTCCGGTGCTGGTCGGTCCGGTGCTGGTCGGTCTGGTGCCGGTCGGTCTGGAGCTGGTCGGTCGGGAGCTGGTC